AAAGATAAAGGCCTATCGTTATCATCAGCAACTGGTGGCCCCATATATCTACACCCGTTGCCTCGATAATGAAAAGAACAGTATCTCGCCATAACTGTTCTCCTTGGAAATGTCACATTTTCAATTTCTAATGGTGAGGCTAATTCAAATTCAACCATTGCCCTATTTTCGCTCTCTCTCCTCAAGATAAAAAATACCTGATCTTCTAGTCCAGCATTAGGATCAGCTGACCCATATGGATTCTTACCTTCTGCAAAATTAATATTGTCAAGAAATTTTACAAAAGTTCGTTTTCTAACAACTTTAGCCCCAACTAGATTATTATACCTTCTAATTAAATTAGATATAAAAAAATCTTGATTAGAAACTGCCAACTTTGGTCTTGGCAAACTGCCATCACCCTTAGTTTCAAACTCTGAACTTTGAATTGGGAAAGGGAGATACTCAACCCCTTGCCAATATATTGAGCCGTTTATTCCATTAGTTCCGCCGTGAATGTAAAGTTTATCGTCCGGCCTTTCGACATAGTTGTAGTGAATAATAAAAAATTCCAAAAGAGCGGTTGGCTCTAATGAAAACAATTCAGAATTTACTTTTTGACTAGACTCCCTTGACATTTCCTTTTACCTTTAGATTATATTACACCAATGGACCCCAAAAACCAGATAAAAATAGATTCTTTTGAGGTCACTAGAATGTATCTAGCAGACATTCCAGAGGTATTAAAAATGGCAGTTGAAGCACAGTCTTCTTTTGGAGTCAGCCTTTTTTCCTCTCCATCGACCTTTTTACAAGAAGTTAGCAAAAATTTACAAGAAAATACTAGATTTTCTTTTGTCTTTCGTTCTAATAATAAAATATTTGCAGCCTTTATCTTTAAGGCTAAAACCAGTAAAAGCGCTGATTTTCTATACGCTTTTTCAAATCCTAGAGTTATTCAAACTCAAGAAATGTACGATACATTTTTAAATAAATTAAAACAAATGCCATTTGAAATTATTTATGCTCACGTTTTGAAAAAAAGAAAAAAATTTGGAGCCTATGTTAGATTTTTAAAATTAGTTGGATTTGAAAAAATTTGTAACGAAAATTACCTTTATTTAGTAATTTCAAACGAAAAGGCTTGACAAACATTTGCTGATCGCTTAAATTCATAGCAATGAATTTAAACAGACTGGTGAGTCTTGCCAGAAACCTTATCATCTATGACGATATCGAGTTGCGGTGTAGGCACTTTGCGTTCATTTTAAATAAAAGCAAAATAGTTTCTATCGGGCGCAACTCTAAAAAATCGCACCCGATCAATCAAAAGTATGGTTATTTTGACGGAAGTGGTTTACACGCAGAGGCTTGCGCGGTGATTAAGTCTGGAAATATCGACCATTCAAGGCACACGCTAGTTACGTTTCGTATTGACAGGAACGATAAGGTTGCTATGGGTAAACCGTGCAGACACTGCCAAAAGCTTCTCAATGACGTTAACTTTAAGGAGATTTATTATTCTGATGAACAAGGACAATTCCAAAAAGCCTGAAAATATCATTTCTGACGGATTCGGCAGCAGTTGGGCAAAGTGCGAGATGGGAGAACATTGTGGACTAGAAGTCGTTCGCCCCGGTAAGTGCCAGTGCTGGTGCGATTCTACGACTGCTTTCCTTTATGAAGACAGCTTTGAATGCAAAGACGCGGCGCGTGCTGCGGGTTGGGGTGGTATCGGCTGGTACTTCTGGGGTGAAGGCAAAGTGCTTTGCTATGGACCCTACAGAACTGAATTACAATCCAAGCAAGACTATCTCAGATACTTAAACTCAATCTAATGAATATTTTAATTATTGAAGCTACCAGCAAGCGAAAACCGCTTGCAGAAGATTACAGTGACACTTCGATTGTCCATTGCCGTAATAGTCTTATTTTAAAGAAAGCTCTGGGCGCCGATCTTCTTGACGGCGAGTACTTCCTACCAGAAGTACTAAAGAAGCAGTACGACATCATCATCTGCTGCTACGCTTCGCCGTATATGCCGCACGTACCTTATCGTCAGGTTCTTGAGAAGAACCCCAAGGCAAGGTATATCTGGCTTGTAAACGATCACGATATCGAGGATAACCAGCTTCTGCGCTGGGGCATCATCAATATGGGCCTGACCTACGATATGATTTGCAACAATCCCAGAGAAGGCTACCGTCACTGGATTTTGAACAAGAACATTGCAAATAAGAAACTTAATGACTTTATCAATAAGTGGCTGACTGTTAATTTGAACTCGTTGATTATGGACGAGAACAGAACTCCTGTTGACCACTCACAAAAGAATGGTATTATTTATTACGGCACCTACCGCAAGTGGCGAGCCGAGTCATTCAAGAAGTTCCTGACCGAGGGAGTGTTTCTTTCTGCTTCAAATAAGAATTGGAAAAAATTCCAAGCCCTTGGCTGCAACTGCAACTATATGCCCAAGCTTGAGTGGCAAAAGAATAACGAGGATCTTCGTAAGTTCAAATACTCCATTTATATGGAGGACGAGCATACCCACAAGAACTATGCATTTCTTGCGAATCGCTTTTACGAGGCTTTGATGGCGGATGTGGTTATGCTTTTTGACGCTGACTGCGCCAATACTATTCAAAAGTGCGGCTATACCATTCCCGAGCGCCTGATCATCGACAACGAAAAACTGAAGGATGGCGTAGTTAAGTACGCAGAATCTCTTGCTTTTCAAGCAAACCTGATGTATCAACAAACATTCTTTGATCAGGCAATAGATGAAAAACGAACAGCAATTAAGCAAATAAAAGATTTTCTCGTATGAAATTTAAAGGAAGAATAGAACTGACCCCAAAGTCAGCAAAGCATCTCGGAGTCGATGTCAAAAAGCAGTATGAGATCGATCTCTTGTCAAAGGCAAAGGTTATTACAAATAATAATTATATTTTAATCTCAGTGCCGGAAATGGGTATTGAAGGAGAAATCCAAGTCAACGAAACTAATTTCTTTACGCAAGAGCTTGAAATCAAAGGCTGGTTGTCCGTTAATCCAGAAGCCTACCTTTGCCAAGTCAGACTTATTTTACAACAATGAGATACAAAATAAATACCACCGTCAATGTCTTTGGCGATCAGTTGATCTATGGCGCCAGCGGACAGCAAATTATTCTCTACAAGGATGATTCCATTCGGATTGTCAGCCGAATGAAGGATATGTGGAGCAGTGACATCGAACACTGGCAAACTTCTTGTGGATGGCTGTTAAAAATCACCAAAGATATTTTACCATATTTTGATAAGCACGAAGACCAACAATGATGACGTTAAAAGAGCAGGAAGACAAGGTTTACGAAGAGTTTTTGAAAGTCAAAAGCGACTTTGAAGCACTTCTTGATCGCAAGATCACTCGAAAAAACTTCAAAAAGGCGATAATCGACACGACGAGAATTGCCGCCAGTGAAATGTCAAAGCTAGAAGCGGACGATGCAATCCGAGATAACATCGCAGAATTCTTTAAGGTTTGCCACAGTTATCTTGGAGAAGTTGTCTGGGCCGAGATCAAAGAAAAGAATATTAAAATCTTTATTCACTACGAGGATACCCCAATGCTAGCTTGGAATATCCCAATCGATATGTTCTTTTCCCAACAGGAGCAGTACGAAGTTGGAGTCAAGATGATCACCAACAGCTTACAGGAGTGCTTTATTTCTTTCTTCCTCTCTCCAGAGCTTCGTCAGTCCGTGATCAAAGGGGACGAGTCAGCGATTAGAATTCTTTACAATTCATTTAATCGTCCCTCAATGGACTCTAGCGTCGTTAACCTCAAGATGCTAAAGGAATGCTTCCCTGACTTTTACAAGTACATTACGACCGAACTCGACATTATGACTGTTGAGCAGATGGAAACCTTTGTTAAAAACAAGAATCCAAAAAAGGCAAATAAGTCTAAAAATATCAACCTTAAATGAGAAAGAGCTTCTACTCCAAGGATAATAAGCTAGTAGATATAAGCCAATGGGACACTTCTGGTTCTGCGTTAGACCTTTACTCAAGGTACGACTG